TGGCTTTCCGTAAAGGGCGGAGGTGTGGGTGGGCACTGGTCAGACGTGAGAGGGATCAGCGACAAAGCCCCCGGACCGATACCGTTCATGAAAGTAGTAGACGCTCAGATGACAGCGTACAAACAAGGAAAGACAAGGAAGGGGAGCTATGCGGCGTATCTGGACGTAAGCCATCCTGACATAGAGGAGTTCATTTCATTTAAAGTACCTACTGGTGGCGATATCAATCGCAAGTGTTTTAATTTATTCAATGCTGTGAATCTAACAGATGAATTTATGGAGAGTGTAATCAATGATACAGAATGGAACCTTACAGACCCAAACACAGGAATTGTTAGAGATACAGTCAAAGCTCGTAGACTGTGGCAACGAATCCTTGAAGCTCGCTTCAGAACTGGCAGTCCTTACCTTAACTTTATCGACACAGCCAGAAGAGGCTTGCCAGAAGCTCAAAGAAAACTTGGATTGTCAATTAATGGCAGTAACCTCTGCAATGAAATCCATCTCGCAACAAGTGAAGAGCGTACAGCAGTCTGTTGCCTTTCCTCAGTCAACCTTGAAAGATACGACGACTGGAAAACAAGCGGCATGGTTGGAGACCTTATCCGATTCTTGGACAATGTCCTTCAATTCTTTATTGACAACGCACCAGAAGAACTATCAAAAGCTGTCTACTCAGCTTACAGAGAGCGCTCAGTCGGCCTTGGAGCAATGGGGTTCCACGGCTACCTCCAATCCAAAGGCATAGCTTGGGAGTCATGGCAAGCGGCCTCAGAGAACTATCAGATGTTTAAGGACATCAAGGAGCAAGCATCAGATGCGACTTATCAACTGGCTACAGCATTGGGAGAATGTCCAGACGGTATTGGTACTGGCGTTCGTAACATGCATCTACTTGCCATTGCTCCTAACGCTAATTCTAGTATTCTTTGTGGTTGCTCTGCCAGTATCGAGCCTCGCATTAGTAATTGTTATGTACATAGGACTCGTGCAGGGTCTCACACAGTACGTAATTCGTACTTGGAAACGTTACTTGAAGAGAAGGGACAGAATACTAAGAAGGTTTGGAAGTCTATTACGGAGGCTGAAGGATCAGTACAGCATCTGGAGTTTTTATCGGACGCTGAGAAAGATACTTTTAAAACCGCCTTTGAATTAGATCAGAACTGGGTTGTTGAACACTCTGCCAAACGTCAGGAGTTTATTTGTCAAGGTCAAAGCGTTAACGTCTTCTTCCCTTCCGGGACAGACAAGGCTATTGTTAATCAGGTACATCTCAAGGCTTGGAAGGAAGGTCTTAAAGGTCTATACTATCTACGCACTACGGCAGGTGTCTCAGCGGAGAAGGTTGGGACCAAGGTAGACCGTAATGCACTGAAGGACTTTGAAGATGAGGAGGTATGCGTATCATGCCAAGGTTGATTGAAATAATAGATTTGGAGTCCATATGAAAGAAGAAGCGCAGAACCTACTTAAAAGATTAGACTTGATTAAAGACCTTGACCCGTTTAACAAACGACTACTCAATGACTGCTTTGATAGCACCGTCAAGTTGTTACAAGAAATAGAAAGATTACAATATCACAACAACAATCTGATGAACGTAATATATCAGAACCAAGGAGAATTAGAAAACCTATGAGTTTATTAGAAGCGAACGTAACCTACAAACCCTTTAGCTACCCTTGGGCAGTGACGTATGCAACAGAACACGAGAGGATACATTGGATTGAAGATGAACTGGAACTGCAAACAGATGTCAACCATTGGAAATCCGGCAAGCTATCAGAGAAAGAGAAAAACCATATCACCCAGATCTTGCGGCTTTTTACGCAAAGTGACGTTGCGGTGGGAACAAACTACTTGGAGTATTATATACCCAAGTTTAAGAACAATGAAATCAGGGCGATGCTTACGACCTTTGCAAGTCGAGAGTTCATCCACCAAAGAGCCTACGCCCTCCTGAATGATACCTTAGGGTTGCCGGAGGAAGAGTTTAGCACATTCCTTGAATACAATCAGATGGCAGAGAAGGTAGAGTTTATGGGAGACATAGACACTCATTCTATTGCGGGGACTGGCCTCTCCATTGCACGTTCTGTTATGAATGAAGGTATGTCCTTGTTCAGTGCATTTGCAATGTTGTTGAACTACCAACGCCAAGGTAAGATGCCGGGTATGTGTACTGTCGTTGAGTGGTCTGTACGTGATGAGTCTCAACACGCAGAGGGGATGGCTAAGCTATTTCGAGAGTTTTGTGAGGAGCATCCAAGAATTGTTAATGACGATTTTAAGAAAGATATTTACGAAATGTTCCGTACTGCAGTCAAACTGGAAGACAAGGTTATTGACTTGGCGTATGAAATGGGCGATCTGGAAGGGCTCACCGCAGAAGATGTCAAGCAGTACATTCGTTACCTCGCAGACCGTAGACTACTGCAGTTGGGTCTTAAGACTAACTGGAAGGTCAAAACAAATCCCCTCCCATGGATGGAAGAGTTGCTTGGTGGTAGTTCTATTTCCAACTTTTTTGAAAAGCGAGTCACGGATTACAACGCACATGGGTTGGAAGGGGAAGACTGGGGATGGTGAGGACTTATAAAGTTTACTGCGGGCAAAGGTATATTGGAACATATAAAGCTAAGGATGGTACCTCCGCAATTGCCCAAGCCAAGTCGAATCAAACTGGAAATGCTACGCATTTATACAAGGCACAAGAAATATGATGACAATTAGATTTCACCATGTATTCGGGCTGTCAATGGAGACAGTACAGAGCCAACCAGTATTAGGTTGGAAAGAGAATGAGGACATTGATGAAGCACAAGTGTACTTCTTTGATGGCTTTGTGATTAACATCCCCTTTGTTAAGATTATGATCGGGGATATCTTTGAGGTTTTTGAGTAGGTCGTTCGCTCAACCCTTGGGGCCTTATGGCCCCTTTTTTATTGAATGGTTGGTGCTAGAGGATCTTCTTCATCAAGAGGATTATCAAACAGAACATCTCCTGCAACAGCACCTAAAGCCGCGACGTTGCCTGCCGCACTTGCGACATCTTGAGGACGTACAGAGGCAGGAGTCTCAAGCTCTGCCTTAATATCAGCCACAGCACTAATGTTCTGCGGTTGACGCTGAGGATTAGCTGAAGGATCAATAATGTTTTTAGTAATCGGAGGTAAAACAGCAATCAGCTTAGTTGACCCTAAGGGTTGCATACCAAACAAATCCTGAATGTCTGACATCTGGGAAGTAACGTTACCATCCTTACCGACTTTGTAGACAACATTAACACCGCCTAGTTCCATTGCTTCAGTAACCATAGAATCAGAAAAATAAATATCAGGGTCTTTAGACTGATCCTTATTGCGGTTGACCTTAAATCCTTTAGCCTCCATTACTTTAGCTAATTCATCATTATTCTTGAATCCTGCTTTTTCACGATACTTAAACGCACGAGAAACTAACTGCTCTGTGGGGAACTTTACAATTTTTTTAAGTTCTTCTGCAAGCTCTGTGACATCTGTAATTTTAGAGAGTCTAGGATTTTCCGCAAATGCCTTACTAATTTTAGCGGATCGAGCATCTGTTAGGTTGTTATCCTTTTTGTCTAACTCTAAGGTTTTAGCATAAGCCTGTTCAAAATCAGAACCGCTTTTAAAACCACTTTTCATAGGAAATACAGACGATAATTTAGCAACTTTAGTCGCTTTAGGGCCAAAAGCAGCATTGTACATACGGCCAGACCCTTCAGTACCTGTGGGCTGTCGCTGTACCATAATCAACTTATCATTTGGTTTAATACCCCAGTTAGACGACATAGTGCGGAAGAATGCTCCTGCGTCTTTATCGTTAAGTCCTGACATAGCCTTGTAATCATCAGGCTTAAACATTGCCTCATGCGTAAAGTAATCATCGTCTAGTTTAGATAAAAGAGGACTACGCCCATCTGTCATACGCCCTAGCAAATTTTCATAAGCTACTTGACCCCAAAGTGCATTACCATAAGTTGTCTTAGCACCCTTAGGGCGTTTCTCAGGTTGACGCACAAGATCAGTGAGTGTTTTACTAACTCCTCGTTGATTCAACTCAGCCATTCCCTGCGGACTGATCATCTGCTTTAGAGCATTTGCAAATCCAGTGACGCCTCCCCGTGCAGTAGCCTGTAGTCTGGTCCGACCTCCTGCCCCATAAAAACCGGGAAGTTCATTAGGTATGTTCCTAGCAACTTGGTTGGTAAACAAGCGACTACCTACTAGCGGGATAGAAGACCCGGCTTCCTCAATAAACCTCGCAGTCCGTGGGTAGTCCTCCGAAATGCCTTGGATCGCCTGAGGGATTCCTGTAGCGTCCATAGCGTATCCGATAGCATCCTCAAGGGGCTGAGGGGTTAATGAACTAAAAAGAGTTCCTACAGGGCGTCCTAGAGTCTCATAAGCTGTCCCAGAGATAACCTCAAGGGGATTTCGATTGCCTGACTGAAATTGCTGATTAACCCTTGCTAGGTTTCTTGGAATGTTGCCCAAGGATTGTACGTTAGTTTGGAAGAACCGACTAAACATATTATCGGTAGGGGCATACACAGTATCCTGTACGCCTTGAGGAAAGGCTGTCGGGTTTGACATTACACGGTCTAATGCGTTAGCCATTACTGTTGTTGCTCCTCAATCAACTCAGGAACCATCTTGCCTGCTTCAAAAGCCGTTCCTCGTGTTGCTTGCTCAAGGGCTTCCCCTGCTAACTGACGACCACCCGGCTGTGCTAAACCATAGAGTCCTAGACCAATACCTGCCGTTGTTGTTGCAGTAGGTGATAAAGTATTAAACATACCACCACCAGAAACTGCACCACCGACCAATAGTGGGTGTCTTTCAACAAAGTTGAGAACCTTAGCGATACCTTTGGGTCTTGCTTCTTGGATACCAAACTGCTTGGCGTTGAGCTTACCTTCAATAGCGTAATGCTGACGACGTAATGTGTCTCGTACTCCGGGAACCATGCCGTCTAACTGCTCGTTGAGTGTGTTACGAACTGATCTTACGACATCTAAGGCCAACTTAGAGCCTTCAAACAAGTTCTGATCAAAGACATTCTCAGCAACCTTATCCATACGCTGACGTAAACGATAGAGTCCCTCAGGTGTCCCGTCGAATGCTTTATTGGCTGATGTAAACACATCTTCAACTTCAGAGACAATGTTACTTAGTTTGGTGAAATCTTCAAACTCTGAATTCTCTTTAACAAACTGCTGTAATGCGTCTTCTACCTTAGTTGCTACTTGACCTTTACTCATTCTCATGCCTTTGTTTTTGGCTTTCTTGAGTTGTCCGGTAATCTTGGTAGTGAGCTTGTTAACTTCTCTTTGGAACACAGGAACCATTTTCTTAGGATCATCGCTTGCTTTGATACCTAGGCTGATTGCCGTGTTAAGAATACCATTATCATATGGCGATAGCTTATCACCAAAACGAGCCGCACGGTCTGCAGGCTTATGGCTGAGAATCATCTCCGCTAACCCCTTCTTCTCACCTGCTACAGCAGTCTGAGGGCCTAAAGCGTCTGGGAACTTCTTAGAGCCTTTCAAAGGCAGTCCTACGGCCTTTACCAAAGGCCCTGCCAATGTCAAATCCAATGTGCTTGACATAAAGTCTTTCTGATTTGGCGAGAGGTTCTCATACCACTCTAAGGCTTCCTGTGCTTCTTCAGACTTCAAAAGCTCTGATCCACCCGCCGCTACAATCTCCTTTAAATAAGACTTGGCATCATCAGGTGTCATCTGGCTCAACACAGTGAAAATAGTCTCACCTGTGAGTTCCGCAAGTGCTCCAACAGCCGCACCCATCTGAGTAATGAACATCTGACCATACCCAATCTCGCCTTCTTGGGCGGCTCCATAAGCACGTTCCATACGTTCTTCACGGGAAGTCACGATGTCACCCATGCGCTCTAGGTAGTCTCTGTCCTGTTCTCTTGTAGGGACTTCTTCAGGGACTGGCTGAAAACCTGCAGGAAGGTTGCCAGAAGCTACTTGAGGGGCAACCTGAGGGCCCATAGAGGGTAAAGGAAGCTGTTGAGCTTGCTGAGGTGTCTGAGGTGCCACTGGAGGCGTAGGGCCTGCCTGTGGCATTCTGACAAATCCGGGAGGTAATTGTGCCATTTGGTCTCCTATTGAACAGGTGTTCCGTCTGCTCTTACATACATTCCACGATAAGGATTGAGATAAATGATCTCACCTGTCTGAGGGTTCTGTGCTCGTTCAAGCCCTAAGCGGTCATAAGGTACATCGACCTTACGTAACTTAATCTGCTCATCAGGGAATGTCCCTTTAATCTCATCAATAAGTCTATTGTGTAAGAGCATGGCCGCACCAGTAACTTGACGGTTGATTCGGTTGATTCGACGAATTGAATTCTCGTCCAGTGATAGTTCGTTACCGGCTACCTGACGCATGAACTCTTTATCGGCCTCAGTAATCGAGTTACCTGTACCAAGAGCACCTGTTTGTAGAAGCTGAAGTGTCTGGCCTGCACTGGCAGAGAAGAATTCTTCTGTTACCGCAGGGCGGTCACTGTCAGTGAACCCTAACTTGTTTAGTACTTTGGTTGCGTTTTTGATAAACTCAGCACCAGTACCTGTAATAACCTGTCCAGTATCAAGCAGTTTGTCCATACGGTCAATTGTTGCAAGAGATTTAACGGCTGTCTGAGTGCCCTTAAGAGATTCCACATACGAATCTGCTAAGCCGCCACCAAGGTTCTTAAGGAACTTTTCAGTACCTTTATCAATCTCAACCTTGATCTCAGTACCCTCAGGCTTGTAACGTTCTGCACGAGCAACCTCAGTCCGTGTACCATCAGCATCAACACGGTAGGTAACAATCTCATTACCTTCTTTAATCTCTTGGAACTTAGGGGCCGCACCACGCTGTGCTTTGTTGATGTCCGTAAGGGTCTTTTGTAAGCTAAAGACACCTAGGCGAGACTCTGTGGCTTTATTACGTGCCGCTTCCGCCTGTGCTTCAAAGCCCGGTACGCCTTCTAAGCGAGCCGCCATTGCATCAAAGGTCTGTGCTCTGTTCTCAAGCTCTTGCATCATCGCTTCTTCACGAGTAGGTGCAGGCTTTTGTACGTCTGGGAGCTCACCACGGCCTGTAGCTTCAGACAATAGAGCACCTTCAAGGCCACCTAGCTGTGCGTCCATAGCGGCCTGTTCAGCGGCCTGTGCTTCCGCCTGAGCAGTCCTTACGTCACCACGGGCTCCTGAGATTAACTCTTGGAACTGTTGTGCTTTCTGTTCTTCTGCTGAAGGGCCACCAAAGAGTCTGGCTAGGCCAACACCGATGGCTGACCCTGCTCGTGCAAAAGGGTCTTGTTGTGAAAAGATATATTTCTGTTGTTCAGCAATACGCTCACGAGCAACCTGCTGTGGTGTCTTCATACCGAACAATGAGTAAACTGTATCTGCTTTAGCCATTCTAAAACTCCTGTTCGGCTAGCATTCGTGATTGCTGACTAAATGGGTTAGTGCCATAACGTGTTCCTAAAAGGGTTGATCCTTTATTGTAAAGCGTTGATATCGGAGACGACCCTCCTAGGCTCCCCCCAGTGCAGCACCAAGGACACTTCCAAAGACTGATGCATTTTGACCACGTTGTTGTTGTTCAATGTTTGCTTTAGTCGTGTACGGTGCAACAGCAAGGTTACCCGCTCCAAGGCTTGCCGCCGCACGAGCTTGCTCTGCAGAGAGCCCAAGTGACATAAGGTTGTTCTCAACCTGACCAAGCTGAAGACCTGCACCAAGCATATTGGTAGCCATACCGATGAGAGACTGTTGCTCTCCAAATGCTTGCTGACGTGCTAGTGGGGCTAACTGTGCCAAGGTTTGCTGTTGTGCTCTGCCTAGGCCAAGAGCGTCAGGCTGAACCATACCAGAGCCTGCACCTAACCCTTGGGACTCTCCTGCTAACCTAAGACCTAAACGACCAGAACCAAACAGACGCGATTGTAAGTCTGTTGCTTGACGCTCAAACTCAGGCTGTAGTAAAGCCGCTTGCTCGCTGAAGATATCAGCGGCACGGACATTAGGGTCAAAGTCAGCAACCTGACCAAACAAGCTACCCGCACCTGTAGTCGCCTGTGTCAGAAGACTCTGAAGGGGGCTTGAGAGTGTTGTTGTATAACCACCTGTAGCAGGATCATACGCTGTACGTCCGGTGCTTGTAGTTACTGTATAAGGGCGAAACTGACCTTTCTGAGCAAAATCACGGGCAACATTGATCGCTTCCCCGGCAGTCCCTGCACCACCTTTTCCAAATAAGGCGTTAGTAACACCGCCTACGACATTACCCATTTGTATATCTCCACATAGGTCTATCTATTCCGTCATCACATGACAGTGTTTGTACATATTTATATCCAATAGACTGCACGAACTTCTCCAACTTGGGGTTGTCAGTCAAACAAAAAAACGGTTGTCCATGCATCATTTGTAAAAGTCCATGTATTTGTGTAAATTCTTTCTTAATACTAAGAGTCCACTTGCGTACGTCTGCATGTGTCCAAGTTCTATCTGCAAACCGTTCAAAGTAAATCGTGTATGCAGGTTGTATTGCTACTGGTGTCTTTATCAAGAATGATAATCAGTAAACGTCATAATACCGTCAATGACTGTTGTCGGAAAACGACTTCCTGATCCTTTAATAAATTTAATACTTCGGGCTGATGATGGTAGTAATACAGACCATGTACCACGAGAACTCATTCCTGAGCCGCCATCAGTGCCATTACTTTCATTACCACCAAATGCAGTAATTGTATCTAATAACGTACCGCCTGCAGTAATCGCATCATAAATTTCAATATCTAAACGTCCGCCGGCGTTTGTAGTCCATAAAACATACGCTGTACCATTGACAATAAAAGTATCTGTTGGTAAGTCATAGACTTCATTCTGTGAGATTGCTTCATTGACAATGGTCATTGATAATGACGGCGGAGTAGCCGCAACCTCAGTAACATTTGTTAAACGCCCTTGGGCATCTACGGTAATCTGAGGAATGTTTGAAGCATCACCATAGGTCTCTGCAGTGACTGCTGTGTCTGCTAATTTATCCGCTGTAACAGCATCATCAGCAATGCCTGCGGTTGCAATATATCCGCCTGTTTGAAGAACATCTTTAACATGTGCTGTTGTAGCTACTTTTGTAGAATCGTCAGAAGCCGCTTGCGTAGTTGCAGTAGGGTTGACTAACGCCGGTGCGTTTAAGTCTGCTTTAGTATTAACAGCCGTTTGAAGAGCATTGAACTCATCGTCAATCTCTGTACCCTTGACAACCTTGAGAGGGTTACCTGTAAGCAAGGCATCCTTAGAAGCAAAGTCTGTTGATTTAGTATATGAACTCATTAGATTGTCCTACCTTGTTTAACATAGACATCCATTTTTTGAATTGACAAAGCACCGCCGTTAAGGTCTGCTTCAAATCCTAATTGTAATACTGATCCACTACCTGATCCCGGTGCGCGTACTGTGTCAACCAATGTACCACCTGAGTATTCTGCAATGTTATACTCAGCAATATTATACTCGTACACTGTTCCTGTACGTACTGTCAGAGGATAGGAGTTGTACTGGTCACTGTAGTCGAACCCTGACTTAACAACAAAGTCTTGGCCTGTTGCGCCTACTATAGTTATTGCTAAACGTTTGAGTATTTTTGTTTGTACAGGTGACCCTAAATCAAAGTAGTTTGTAAAATACACCATACGGTAG